TTAGCTCAGCGGTAGAGCAGCGGTTTTGTAAACCGAAGGTCGGGGGTTCAATCCCCTCAGCCGGCACCAATTCTCGCCGGAAATCACATAGTTACCGGAGAGCTTCCAGATACCCGGCAAAACTGTCCCCGAAGTGTACCCGAGCTTCTGCCAGAACGCCTCGATGGCCGCCGTGGAGGCCCGCTGGAATGCCGGGTCAAACTCGGCGTACCTTTCGGTAACGCCTTTGCCGTGCCCCAAGGCGCCCTTCACTTCCCACTCAGGAACCCCTTGCGAGCGCATCCAGCGGCCCAGCGTGTGACGCCATGAGTAAAGGGTTACGGACGGCGGCAGACCCGCGCGCTTCCGCGCTTGCCGCCATGCCGTCCTCACCGACTTCACCGCTTTACCCTCGAACGTGATGACCGCGCCGCTAGGCTGCCGAAGCGGCCAGAGAATTTCCCTCAGGAACGCGGGCATACGGACCACGGGGCGCCGTTTCTTATTCTGACGCCTTCCGGGCTTGTTTAGGTAAATGAGGTTCGCCTCGAAGTTCACCTGCACCCAGTCCATCTGGAGGATTGCGGACGGACGAGCCAGCGTGCCGAGCAAGAGGACGTGCAGCAGCCACACGTGGTCGCGCACTTCCTTCAGGAGCCTCCGCGCCTGCTCGAAATCGAGCGGGTCGCCCATGGGCTCCTGCTCGCCCACGGGCAGCAACGTGAGCGGCGGGGCGGAGGGTATCTCTCCCTTCCGCCACGCCATACGCACGGCAGCGCGTCCTGTGCTGATTATGTTGTTGATCGTTTGCGCAGCTAGCCCGGCGTCCGACAAAACGGTTTTAAACCGCTCCTGTTCGGTGAACGAGCACGCCTCGCTCACCGACTTCTCGCCGAACTGGTCCAGCCAGTAATTGCACTGGGTCCGGGTGGTCGAAGGGTGCGCGGTATGTTGACCTCTTTTGTCCCAATACCGCGCGATGACCTCCGCAATCTTCACTTCCTCGACGGGCTGCTCCGGCTTCGACTGAAGCACATACCAGTCCGTCAGCCGTTGCTTTGCCTCCTCAAAATCCGACGTGCCGAGGGATTGGCGGCTGGTGCCGGAGGCGCCGGGATCTCGCCAGCAGCGATACCAGTTTGCGCTGCCGCGCCGCTGCCCGAGCCATGAGTTTCCGAGCTTGAAGGTTCGTCCGGCCATTTACCCGTACCCCAAATAATCAAGTCGGCGATGTAGACGCCGAAATACTTCACGCCATCTTCCCCCTCCTTGAAGGGGAATTTGTCGTCGAACATCCCGCCCCGCCGCCACCTCTTGAGGGTGGTGTAATCACGCTTCAGGAAAGCAGCGACTTCCTTTTCCGAGTAGGTCACGAACAGTTGGAAGCCGTTCGCCAAGGCGACCTGCTCTCGCAACCTCTCGTGCTCGGGCGTCACTTTGCGCATGTAGATGCTCACGGAATACCTCCGTACATAGGAATCTCCTTGGTGGCAGCAAGACCGGACGGGCAGGTTTTCCCGAGCCGCAGCGCGATATCCGCGAACTCGGGAATCCCAAAAGCTATAAGGCAGACCATTAAGGAGCTGGCGACGCCAACCGGGTCACGCTTTAGGCACATGAACACAAGAAGGCTAAATGCCAGCCCCTTGGTGAGGAGCAGCAACGGTTGGATCACCGGCGCGAAGCGGCTTCCCCAACACCAGAGGAAGGGGAAGCCGAAGTAATCAGCCGAGAGCCAATTCAGGACATAAAGCCCCACGATGATGCTAACGGCGGCGGGCATTGCGCCCCACCATGAAAGCGCCCCACAGGGCGCCAACGATGGCCGAGATGACCTGCACCGCCAGTTGAATGGCGAAGATGCAGACCTGCACCGTGAGGTTCAGGATGGCGATGATGAGCGCAATCATTGCGTCACCCGGAAGGGGAAGGCGTGCTCGAACACGAACCGCCCCTTCTCGTACCGGTAGCGGACGGTGCGGACAATCTTGCCGCGCTTCATGTGGAAGGTGCCCGTGAAGTAAGCGACCAGCTTCGGCGGGCTGCTGCGGAACGAAATCTCGGACTTGTCGAAATTCCCCTGCATGACCACGAGTCCATCCCCGACTTGGATAGTGGGGTGGAAGCGGCGGCACATATCGTCGAACCGCTCTTTCGCGTCCGTCTTCGGCGGCTTCGGCTTCGTGTACTTAACCAGGCTCTTCAGCATCTTTGGCTCCTTTCGCCCCGTTGGGCGGGTTACCGCCTCGATTGGGCGGATGAGCCGAAAAAAGCCGAAAGATAAAAGGTTGGGTATGATGACTTTGTCATACCGAACGATTCGGAGACTTGGATGCCTAAAGAGCGCGGGACGACTGGCAAAACCGTTACCTCGGACGACCGGAAAGATAGGCGCACGGTTATCGTTCCTGACGAGCTTTGGAAGCATGTTCGGCGCTGGGCCAAAACTACCGACAAATCCGAGGCTGCCGTTATCCGCGCCATCCTTCAGTTAACCCTAGAGCGCGAAGCCTACTTGCAAGAACTCAGGTCAGCCGCAACACAGTTCTTCAGCCCTATCGCCGCGGAAACCAAGAAGTGGCAGGCGCTCCACGAACAGCAGCCATCGCATCCTGAAGTCGTCGCAACCCTTCAAGCGATAGAAGCAACTTACGACGCGCTCACTGCCGCTTTCATGAAATTGCACGACAACAAAATCTTCCTCGACCCTGTGTTTGGTCTACCCGGCTTCGAGCCAGTGCTACCTAAAGCACCCTGATGCACTCAGGTCACAAATAGCTGCGCATCTGCATCACGTGTTAATCAGCTAGCTGAATACGACTAGTGGGCCATATGGGTTGCTCCGCAACCCGGCCCGCAGCAAGTGGTAGGATGCTAGCCATGGCGATCCCGTTCCTGAAGCACACGCCTATCGGAAAGAGCACTCAGGCGCAGCCTGGTACGGCGGCGGCCAACATCCGCTACATCTCGCGCATCAACGCGACCAATTACGTCTACGCCGAGCGCATGCCCTCCCATTACTGGGCAGCTCAGGACTTCCTGAACAAGCGCGAGAAGACGATCCGCAAGAATGGTCGGGTCTGCGATAAATTCATCATCTCGATACCCCGCGAGATGACGATGGAGCAGGCCACGGCAACCCTGCGCAAATTCGGCTTCCAGCTCTCCAAGGGGCGCGCGTCCTTCTACTTCACCATCCAGGACTGGAACCAGCACAACCCGCATTGCCATTTCACGTTCGTGGACGCCGACCACGAGACGGGAAAGCGCGTGTTCGGCACGTCCGAGATCGGCAGCACGGATAAAATCAAGCTTCTCTGGCAGGAGGTCGCAAACCGCGAGCTTGAATTGCTCGGTATCGACGCGCGGATCGACTTCCGCGAGGCCGAGCGGCTGAAGGCACAGGAGCACGACAACGACAACGAGCTGCAGAGCGAGCCGCAGGAGGTGCCGGCCTACCCGGTGCAAGAGGCGCCCTCAGAAGCCCCTACAGACGAGTTTGAACCCGATCCTGAGCAGCCTATCGAGGAAGAACCCGAAGAGCTTCCAGAGGAGCCGGAGATGGCCCGCAAATTGAGCCAGGAAGACTGGCTGAAGCAGCTCCGCTACGTTTCCGATATCCGCCACCAGGTGGACCGGAAGCAGCGCGAATACATCCAGGCGGAAACCCAGTTCAAGCACTGGACGGCGGAGCACCAGAAAGCCACCGCCGCCGCCCTCGTCGCCTACCTGAAGCACTCCGCCGCCGAGAAGGCGTTGTGGGCCGCACAGCAGCAGCACGAGAGCACCCACTTCTACGGCCTGAAGAAGGGCGTGAAGCTGTTTGGCTGGAAATCGCAAGGGTACAAAAAGGCAGAGGCGGCCGAGCACGGCCTCAAGGACGCCAGTTACCGCGAGGCCTTGCTGAAGCAGGCCCATGCCGAAAGCGAGGCCTACCTTCAGCTAGCTCAGAAGCGGGTCGATGAGTACAAGGAGAAGCTCCTCGGGGAGGAACGCCAGATCCAGCGCATCGAGAAAGTCTACGGCGCGCAACTCCACTTCGAGAAGGCCAAGGACGACCTCCAGGATGCGTTCAACGAACTCACGAAAAACGTCACCCCCGAGCACATCATCGACATGCACAACAACGGCCAGATCTCATGGGCCGAAGCGGAGGAATACCTCCACTACATGGGCCATGATGACGTGATCGCGGAAATGAAAAAGGACATCACCTACCATTAAAGGTAAAAGTGTTGTCCGTTTCGTCCCCGGTAGTAAGGCTTGCTGTCCCTGACCACCAAATTCCCTAATGAGGCGAAAGCCTCGTATTTCCCCATTTTGAAAATCTGGTCGGGGAAAATCAGTGGCACTCCTATTTCGGTGAGCCCTCTTACGGCGCCGCTAGCGTCCCTCGATTCAGATAACACGGTGCGCTTACCAGCCATCTCGCTGTACTTGAGGTTTGTAGGCCCGTCCTTACATCCCCCAAATACCAGATGGTCGCAACCGCTCCAAAGGGTTGGAGCGTCGTCGCCGTAGGTCGCATCGAAGGCCGACTTCGAGAGGAAACACAGCATAATCGTTACCCCTGCTTTCCGTAGGACGTTATGGGCTTTAACGATAGCCGTGCATCGGCCCATATCTGCGGCCTCGTCCGCGATGATACGGAGAGGTCGGATAAGGCACGGCAGCTTTGAATCCACGGGGCGCCTGTCCCACATCCTCATCACGGTATGGACGGCATTCAACATCACAACGCGCGTGAACTGGCCACCCACCGCTGCGCCTGACAGCCCGGTGCGGATGAAGATTGCCACGGGTTTTTTGTGCGTCAACACGTCTTCCCAGGTCCAACCACGTTCAACTGTTTCGCCGTCCATGAGGCCATTTCGAGAAACGTCTTTGATTCGGTCGGCCTTCCAGATTTCCAAGTGGTTTAGCGAGGTTGATAGCATAGAGGGGCCTTCGTTCTTGCCGAGCTTCTCGAAGGTCTTAATGGCAGCGAACTCAGGGCCGTACTTCTTCATGCGCTCGATGAGCCCCTCTCGCCCTTCCTCGTCAATGATTTCCGATACGATCTCGTCAATCGTCTTGGTGTTGCCCTCATACTTCACGTTGAGGGTTATCGCATCTTTGAGCATCTTCCGCGCAAAGTCGCGGAAGTGACGCTGAATCTCCTTTGGGTCGGGTGCCACCAGGGCATCAACCACATCCTCCACATCGATTCCAACGTGGGTTGGCCGGATATACGAAAGCACGTCGTACTTCGCGCTCATGCCCGGCTCTTGGAGGTCAATCTTACCGACCGAATAGCCAAGCTCATCAAGTAATTTGCGAGTCCAAGTGTACACTTCGTTGGCCGCATCCGAGATAATGAGCGTCGGACGTTCATGCGCCGGCAACAGCTTCAAAGCATGAATGCCGGCGATGATGGTTTGCGATTTTCCCGTACCGGGAGCCGCCATCATGATTGCGGACCTTTCCCTATGGGAGAAGACCGGGCGATTCGCCACCCTGCACATATAAAATCCGTGCGGATCTAGGTTGCCGTTCTGCTTGAGCTGCTTCTTCGTCGCCCAATCAGCATCGCCGTGTGTGGTGGGTTTTTTCTGCTTCAGCCACGCGATGAAGGCATCGAGCCAATCCCATGCCCTGTTAAGCACCGCTAAAACCATCGCTACCGGCAGAACGACGAGCCAGAATATCCAAGCCAGAATGCGGAATGCAGCCATAGGTCACCTTATCATCTAACCCTGAAGGCTCCCACCTAACACGGTTACACCATTAAGGACGCGGCTCTATAGCTGTGTTACCCTTTAAGCACTCAGGCACATCTTCAACCGTTTCGACAGGCAGTTCTCCGCTGCCTGAAGGCGGCTGTCTGCATGGAGCATCTGATGAAAACATCCGAACTCTACGACTCCGTAACTCAACGCATCATCACCGAACTGAAGGAAGGAGTCCCGCCGTGGGTTCGTCCGTGGAAAAACTGCGCAAAGGGCGCAAACCTCACCCCGGGAAATGCCGTCTCCGGCCGCCCGTACAGTGGGATCAATGTCCTCATTCTGTGGGCAGCCGCCCTCGACAAGCAGTACCCCACCCACGGCTGGGCAACCTTCCAGCAGGCAAACCAGATCGGCGCGAGCGTCCGCAAGGGTGAGAAGTCCACCCAGGTGGTGTTCGTCAAACGTATGGTGAAGGAGGAAGAGGGACAGGAGCCGAAGAAGACGACGATGCTGAAGGCCTACCCGGTCTTCAACCTCGCCCAGCTCGATAACGTCCCTCCCCAATACTTCGAGGCCGATCCTCCAAAGGATGAAGACGTGACCCATGACGCCGCCTTCCAGCTCGTGAAGGACGCCGGCATGAAAGTCACCCACGGCGGCAACCGGGCAGCCTACTACCCGGCCCGGGATGAAATCGTCATGCCTCCCTTCGGCAACTTCAAGGAAGAAGCCGATTACTGGGGCACGATGTTTCATGAGGCGACCCACTGGACCGGTGCGAAGAAGCGGCTCGACCGCCAATTCGGGAAGCGGTTCGGCGACAAGGCCTACTCCTTCGAGGAGCTGGTTGCGGAGCTGGGTAGCGCATTCACGTGCGCCCGCCTCGGCATCCCCGGGAGCTTTCGGTCAGCGTCGTACATCGACCACTGGCTGAAGATCCTCGGGGACGATAACCGCGCCATCTTCACTGCGGCTTCCTACGCGAGCCAGGCCGCCAACTACATCGAGGAGCAGTCGCATGCTGTTCAGGAGAACACGCCTGACGTGGAAAGGCAGACGCCGAAGGAAAAGTCGGAACGGGAGATGGGTGATTCCATCGCCTTCTAACCCACCTGAAACCTCAAACCCCGGCCTAACCGCCGGGGTTTTTCTTTGGAGAATGCCTATGCTTATCAAGTTCTCGCGCGAGGCCTTCAAGGGCACCGAGGCGGAATATGAGGACTGGCTGAGGGTGGTTGCCGATGGTGATGCCGAGCTGCTTCAGGCTTTTGCCTCGGAAGTCAGCCCACCGGCCGCGTTCGAGATGTGTCATCACCTTATCGACACGCACCCAAGGCTTACCCCTCCTTTGCGGGAGGCGAACAAAGCCTACATCCGGGCTATCCTCGACCAGATACCTGACCACTTCTAACGACGAACCCGCCTTACAAGGCGGGTTCTTTTATTGAGGTGGCGCATCGCGCCTTGAAGCCCATACCACCGCCAGCACCACGAAGAAGACGATGCCCACCACAATGGTCATGCCTTCAGCTAGCTTGTAAAGGCCATGGGTGAGGCCGGAGAGCAGGATAATCAGGAGACAGAGAGCGGCAGCGGTCCAGAGCAGCTTCATTGGCAGTACCGCCTATAACCGCGGTTTTGGAGAGCGCAGTCTTCCTTGAGTTTCCGCACCTTCGCATCATGTTTGGGATCGCCGTTCGGCACCGCCACCGCCATCAGTGAAGCACCATCGCAGGGGATGGACCAGGAGCATTCAGTGGGGCGGGTCGCGCAGCTCGCGGTCGAGAGCATCATCAGAAAGGCCGCCAATCTCGCGCTCGTCTTTCTGCCGCTGGCGGTAAGCATCAAGGTCGGTTTCCTGTTGTTCCGTTTGTTGCCACTTCACGCCCGCCAAAATCCCGCCAAATGTCGGGATGTACGGCTTGATGGCTTCGATAACCGCCGCCAGGAAAGCCGCGATTGCTTGCGCCAGCGTCACTTACACGATGGCTTTGGTTGCCTTCACGCGGTACACGATGGCCAGAACCGCGCCAATAGTCTCGCCGGCACCCGCGATGTAGTTCACGAGGTCGGCTTGATCGGCGGCCGTGAAGGTGTATCCGAATTTTTCCAGACCGAGAGACGCCAAAACAAGCAAGCAGCTCCAGACGGTGCGGCTTTGCAAAATGCTCTTAAAGTCGTTCAACGATTTACCCTTTCATTGGATGAATCGTGAGCCGAGCTTGGGAGGCTGTCAAAGAAAAAGGCGGCACACCCCCGTGACCGCCCTTTCCTGAATCGCTAGCTCCCGACGCACGACCATGGAGTGCGTTGGTTCGGGGGTAGCCAGGAATCCTAGGCAGGGTATTGCTTCCATGGCAACTGAAAATGCACGCCGTCCTTAAAGGTGCGCCAGTCGCCTCCCCACTCAAGCGGGATCTTCAGCTCGCGGGCCGAGGCCTTCATGGCATCTGCTATCTTCGGCGCAAACTCCCAGCTGATAATGACCTTCCCTTTCACGAAAGCTCCTATATCCACCGCGTGACCCGTCAGGTGTCGTGAGTTCTTCGTTTGACTGGCGCCTTTGGCGAAGTTCAGAGCCTGTTCGGTCTCGGTGCGTATCCCGTCCATCACGGTGAAATCCACGGGGGTAATCTCGATGGCTCGTTTCACCACCTTCACCAAGTCCGGGTGAACCCCTTCGAGGTTCTTTAGGGACCGCGGGCCGAGGTGGAAGGTCACTGCTTGCGGCGCCCGGTCGTTCCTATAGGGCGCTTAAGCAGCACATCGAGTATTTGGTTTTGGCTGGCGCGGAGTTCACCGAATTGGGCCTCTATCCGCTCGTCGAGGTCTTTCAGGTCGGCCTTCTTGACGTAGTTATTGGCGACTTCCAACTTGAGGTCTGCAATATCCTTATCGGTCTTCTTCTTCCAGTTTGCGACCCAGCCAAGAACCATCAGGAGGCATCCGCTTAGGAGCTGCCAGCCCCAATCAGCAGCTCTATCGAGCAAGTTTATGGGGTGGGCATCTGCGGCCATCAACTGCACCCGGAAGCGGCAGAGCTAATCGTGGTGGCCGAAGTCCCATTGCAATACACGAGGCAGTTCGTGGTCGTGTTCATGTAGACGTTGCCTTTGTTCGTGGCGTCGCAGGTTGGGATAGTGGTTGGAGAACCGGTGTGGAAATACCCCGTGGTGGTGCTGATGTTTCCGGCGATGTTAGCCGTACCGCTTACTTCGAGAGTCGCGGTAGGCGTGTTCAGGCCTGCGTTGATGCTCATGCTATTGTTGTTGAGGTTTAACGCGCTCGTGGTGAGGCGCATTTCTTCCGTGCCGTTGATGTTGAACCCGTACCGGTTCGAGGCATCGGTAAAGTCGATGTTGTCGTTCGTGGCGCCGAAGTAGATGTCCGCGCCTGAGGCCGCTGCGGCGTTAATCCCGCCGGTGGCGCTCACCACGGCACTTATGCTGACGCCATTCGTGAAGTTGGTAACGAGTGTGGTGGTGTTGTAGCTGATCGTCGTCCCGCTGGTGCTGACGCCGTCGTAGTTTACGGGGATAGCCCCAATTGCACCGGATGGGCTGGCGCTGGCGGTGATGCCGGTCAGGCCAGCACCGCTGCCGAAGAAGTTGACTGCGCTCATGTTGCCAGTCGCACTTACGTTTGTAGCGGAAATACTCAAGGCCCGGATTGAACCCGTCGTAAGGGAGATATTCCCGGCCGTCAGGCTCGTGGTGAAGGTTCCACTCGTCGCCGAAATGGTGGCGGCGTTGATGAGGTTCAGGGGCCTGAAGTCAAAGTTATCAGAGTTCGTTCCGATGTTGTTGTACTTGGCCGTGTAGTCCGGGTCACTAAATTTAAAGCTATGACGAGACCCATTGTCGAAGTTGTCGATAAACTGGTTACGGAATACCCCGGCAGATGACGCTTCATTGATGCAAACGTCTCCGGTGCTGCCAATGCATTTGTTGTCACGGAAGATGCCATCTGAGCCGGTCGAAATCTGAATAGCGTTCGCGCCGTAGAAGCCCTTAATCACGTTACCTTCGTAGAGAGTGCCGCTTGGTCCGATACCACTAGCGGTTGTCAGGAAGGCAAACTGAGGACCACCGATGAATTCGTTGTCCTTGATGGTGACGTTCTTTGCGTTGCGCTGGTAGAAGAAGTAGCCAGGGTCAAATGTGATTGAGGCGCTAATCACGGCGGTGCCGGACAACTGGTCCGAGGATGTCGAGACATCCGATGAGCGCACCGAAACGATGCTGTTGGTCACGTCCACTGCAATGATTAGGTACTTCCCGGTGTTTGACGCAATCGCGCCCGCAGTGGTGCTCACATAGAAGCTTGTGCTGGCGGAGATGTAGCCCGTAATGACGCCTGCCGGGAATTTCCATTTTTGGGTGTCGGCAGCGGAGCGAGATACCTCATTGATAAGCTGCGGCACAATCGTCACCGACGTGCCCAGGTAGTCCACGATTTTATTGTTTTGGAACGTGATGTTATTGGCGCCGGTAGTTATCTCGACACCGCGGTTTTGCCACCCCTTGAAGATATTGTTTTGGAAGACGATGTTTTCGTTCTGGTAGTCAAAATTCCCATCGATGGAACCCATCGGGCCAGAACCACTGCCATCTGTTTTTTCGCAGTTCGTGCAATCGAAGATGTTGCCATCCACAAGCACGTTCTTGGTCTTCGTGCTGGCATTCCCCGCGGCCGTGATGACGAACGCATTGCCGTCAACTCCCGGAGGCCCCCAAGTGTCCACGTAGTTGTTTGCAAAGATGAGGCCATCAACCTGGGCGCCGTTGGACTCATTGTGGAGCTTCCAACCACTGTTCCGGTAGGAGCTGCACCGGTTGTTGATGTAGATGAGGTTGTGGATGGTCATATTGTTCATGCTGGAGGTTTCGACTCCACCGGAGCAGCCGTCGTCCTCACCCTTGAAGATGTTGTTAATGACGATCGTATCTGTGACGCGACCATGGATGTGGAAGCCGTCTCCACCAGCCCCTCCACTGGTCGGGAACGCAGCTATGTAGTTGTTTTCAATTAAAACGCGCTCGGGGTTGCGTACCTGTCCCATGAAGCTGCCAAAGTCAGAGGTCGCACTGATGTTGAGGCCGCTGATTACGCAGTCGGTGCAGTTGCCCCAAATCGGACCTTTGCGGGTCTGAGATGTGGTGCGGGAGATGGTGTCTATCCTGTTCCCGGCGAGGCCGATAAGGTCTGTGTGGTATGTCCGGCTTACATCGGTAATTGCGTCGTAATACGTGGAGAAGCAGGCGAGGCCGCCGTTGTTGATGTTGCAGTTCAGATTCCCGGCGACAACAACTGTGGTGTTGCTGCAGAACTTGGGGTAGGCCTCGGTGTTGAGCGCCGCGTCGGTCCCGAGGGTGATGGTCTCGCTCGGAGGGGAGAGGTAGGCAATCGTGCCCGGGTTCGCGCACGCATCGGCAGCAAGGGCTTGCGCCGCCGCCAATTCGCTCGTGCTGACAGCACCGCCACCCTGCGCACCGAAATCCATGATCGACCGGACGCGCGCAGTTTGGGAAACGAGCGAATTAACACCGTCGATCACATCACCGAACGAGTTCCTAACGTCTTCCGGGGTGATTAGCGCCTCTGCGTTATCGGGCAAACGCGCGGCGATGCTATCCTTGATGTCTTGGGCGTCGGCAAATGCCAGGCTGACTAAAGTGAGGAAGAAGAGGGATAGGAACCGTATCAACACCTGCGCTTTCTATTGTCTTGCTCTCGAAATCCATGCGGAGCCGGTTGTCGAACCGCTGACGATGATGGCGAGCTTCTTGTTGTCGTCGATCGCCACTATCCGCATCGTGCGGCCGGGAAGCGGAATGGAGCCACTCGTAGCTGTGGGACTAAGGCCGGTGGAGTAGAAGCAGTCCACGTCGCAGTAAATGCCCCATAGGGCGGTGTCGCTGATGTATGTCGCTGTGGTGAGCGCGCTGGCGGAAGTGATTGCAATTTTCGTTGGCGCTTCGAGTTCATAAGCAGTGGACTCGCCCCGGATTTTCTCCGCAACGGCACTTTGCGCCGCCAGCACAAGCGCCGAAATCATCAGGAGTTTTTTTATCATTGCCCTACCCTTCATTGTTGAATCCTCACGCATAACCGTTTTTTACGCAACCTTCTTCTCCGCCCATGCGATGATGTCCTTTGCCTTCTTGCCGGCGAGAACCTTCCGATTGGCACGCACGGCATGGAGTCCATACAGCATGTAAGCGGGCGTATCGGGCTTGGCCTTCAACACACGAACGGCGGCTTCAGGCCCGGAGAAATGTGCGAGGTAAAGGTTGCCGTCAGTCACCGGCACGCCAGCCTTTTTGAGTATCGGCGCGTTCTCGTTTGCGAGTTCAGACACACCCCATCTGGCTTTCTCGGGGTCGGACCGCGCGGCGAGCAGCTCGCGCTTTGTCATTCCTTCAGCCCATGCGGGCTTTTTCTTTTCGACCAGGTTGAGCCATGTGCTCATGGTGAACTGCCCCGGCCCGAACGCGCTGGACAGAACACGTCCAGTCACGGGGTCGATGGGCCGTGCATCCCTCTTGCCGCCGCTCTCGGCGGTGATGAGCTTGTCGACGAACGTATTGGTGGCCGCGCTCTCGCCAATTCCCTGAATTCATATTCTTGGGAGCGAGCTGGATGCGGATGCGCTCCGGGGCTTTCTCCGGCTTGCTCTGGTCGAGGCCGGTTGCTGCCGCAGCCCCGACCTTGGCGAACGCGCCCGGAACCTTCGATTGTGTCGCCGGCACACTGGCGCCGCCCGTCTTCACAGCTTCCAGCGCATTTTCAATCTGTTGGCTTGCAATCCGCGAGGTCCCTTCGCGCAGGCCTGCGGCGCCACCAGCCGCGGCAGCGCCGCCGACACTGCCGCGGACGCCGAGGTTGAGAATCCCAGCCATGTTCAGGACACTCGCCGCCTTGCCGAGCAGCTTTTCCGGTGTGCTGGCCTTCCCGGCTTCTTTCAGTGTGGCGATTACCGGTTCGCTGAGACCCTTTTGCTTGGTGAGGAAGTTATTGATTGCGTTGCGTTGCTTGGTGAGGCTATCGCCCGCCTTCGTCAGCGCATCGCCGAGGATTTCGCCCTGCCGCTTGAGTTTGTACGCGGCGCGAAATTCAGTCGGCAGGTCCGCCGCTTCATAAAAGTCATCCATAACCTTGCGCAGCGGTTCGGAGAACTTAGAGGGCAGTTGAGACAGGTCTTGACGGAAGCTCTCAAGGTAATTGGCGTTCACGCCGGTACGGCCGAATGTCTTCAGCTCGTCCATCATATCCCGCACTTCAGGCCCATAGCGCCCAGCGTTTTCGTACTTGAGGGCGTCGGTCGCCTTGTCCACCAGTTCCTTCTTCACGATTTCCGCTGGCAGCTCGACGGCCTTCAGGGCTTCCCGGCCGGCGAGGTACTCACCCGTGAGATCCTCTGAAGTCTTCGCCACCACCTTCGGGGCACCCCGGATGACTTGAACGCCCTTTCGCGCCAATTCGCCGAGCGTGCTGCCCGCCAACCCACCAGCACCTCCATAGACGGCCCCTTTCACCGCGCCCATGACGCGGTCAATCGCATCGCCTTCCGCGTCGCCGGCGCCGGAGGCGGCCCCTGTCACCGCGCCCATTCCCGTACCTTGAGCCAGGCGGCCGAGCGTGGTGGCCGCGCCTCCCACGGGTAAGGCAAAAGCCCCCGTGACACCGCCAGAGATTTGACCACCAGCTGCGGCGACGGGGTGAGCGGCTGCATCGCGACGAAGGTTGGCACGATTATACTTCAGCTTGTTTGCGTACTCGGATTTGAGGTCCTTGCCATCTATGAGCGCGCGTTTCGCCGCTGTGATTCCGGCATCGATCTCGTCCGCCGTATTGAACGTGATGCCTTGTGCGAAGTTCTCAATGCCGGTTGCGGCCGTGCCGTGCGCCTCCGGCTCCTTCTTTACTTCCGGTGGCTTCGCATCGAGGAACGCATCGATCCCGCTCCCGCCCTGTCCGTCGAGGAACTGGTCGAGCGCATCCACTATTTTACCCCCAAGGCCTGAAGCCTGAACTTAGCCTCCTCGCGCGAAATTCTGCCTTGCTGGAATTGCTGACGGATTGCTACGGCCTCTGGGTTCGTTTCGAGGACTTGGCCGACCTCTGGGCCGGGCTGGTTCTTCAAAGTGCTCCGCAGGTTGTCATAGAAGCCGTTGCTGCCCTGTTTGAAGCCCTCAAAGACCGTGTTGATGTTATTGAACTTCTGGTTGGCTAGCTCCTGCCCGTCTTCGGCTGTCACGATGTACTGCTGGCGGGCATTGGTGAATTCGTCGGGATTGATGACGGCGCCGGATTCACGGCGAAGCGTGGCGTTGATAAGGTTGCGCATGGACTGCATGTATTGACGGTCCTGGTCTGTCAGGAAGGAGTATGCGTAGGGGTTGTTTATCCACTCCAGTTTCACGGCCTTCGGCGGCTGGTACCCGGAGTTCAGGAGATTGGCCATCTGGTCGCGGCCATCCTCGATGCGAGTGGCGTAGGTACCGCTCGTCGTCTCGAATTCCTTCCAGTTTCCCTTCCCGGCCTCTCCCTTGGCCTTGTCGGCTTCGGCGTTGGCCTTGTTCGTTTCCGCTTCGGTTTTCGCAACCTCTGCGGCCGTCTTAAGCTGCTCACCCCTCGCCGCCGCCCGTGTGGCAAGTACGTCAGGAGCAAAGGCGGATAACACGGAGTCCAGCATCAGGGGCTTGCTACCATTGACTGTGCTGCCATCCGCGAGTTGTCCGACTGGCACGAGATACTTCTCCCCTGCCGCCCCGGTCTGCATGTTGATGCCCGTGTAAGTCGCGCCGTCGGGAAGTTGGTTCGCGATAACACCCTTCATCGCAGGATTGGCGCGGATGAACCGGTCAAGTTCCGTGGTGTCGCCAAACTGGTCGGCTACGGTGAGCGCGTTGACCAAGTGGCCTTGGCTGGCCTTTGAATATGCTTCGGCTTGCAGGAGGCCCTCGACCTCCGCCTGGTGCTGCTTATTGCTCACCTCCCAATCAAGGAGCTGCTGCATGTGCTCGTTCATCTTGTCACGGGCCAGCTGGGCTTTTGCCTTCTTGTTGAGTCCCAGCCCTTCGGTGACGCCTTTGATGATAGAGGTAAGCGGCGTGCCTCCCGGCATCCCCGCTGCGACACTGGATAGGGTCTCACCCGCTACGTCGTCCTTGTTCTGCGCGGCGGCGAGCTGCGCGAGGGTCGTATAAGGCAACTTGTCGGACGAGCCGAAAATCTTGAGGATGTCACTCGGGTCAGTCGTGGTGAGAGGACTGGTCGCCATTACTGTACTTTCGCCAAATCAACGAGTTTGATGCCGCTCGGCAGAGTGTGGACTGCGCTCGGCTTCCATTCCTCGACTTCCTGCGCCATGACCCCAAGGGTGGTGGCGTTTGTCCCCTTATAACGGAACCGATAGACCGGCAGGCCAGCGTCGGTTTTACCGACACGCTTGATGTCGGTTTTCATGCGGCGGTCGGATAGCGCAAGTGCCGCTGTACCAGCCCCCGCTGCTCCAGCACCTGCTCCAGCTCCGATTACGCCAAATCCCAGCGGACCGGCGGCAAGCGTGGCCAATGTGGCGAGACCCGTCAGATTCGCCATACCTTGCTGAGAAGCCTGCTGCCTAAGTTGTTGTTGTTGAAGGGCGCCGCTGTAAATCGCGAGGTTCCGGTTTTGCTGGAGCTGTGCATCCATCGACTGCATCTGGTTGCCTTTGCCAATCGAGTCGGCGAGTTGGGCAAGTTGGGTGTCCATGCGGCCCGTTGCGAGTCCATAGAGGTTCTGAGCGTTGGTGAGTTCGTTTTGGCGCACCCCCTGCTCAATCGTGCTGAGGTCGCGGCCGATTTGCTCCTTGCTGTTTCGGTAATCCGTACCGCGAGCCGCACGGGTCTGCACCGCGGCGGTACTGTCGGCCTGCCCGAAGCGGGAGAGCGCGCGCTCCTCAGTGTCAGTGCGGTCCGCGTTGACGGTATCCGCAACCTTGTTCTGGGTTGTCTCCCAATCCGTCAGATACTTATCCAGCCACGGAATCTGGGAGCGGTCGTAATTGGTGGAGAGCTTCTGAATCCAGTCGAGACTCGTTTGAGAGATTTGCTTGAGCTTGTCCTCGTAAGCCTGCTGCTCTGGGGTGAGAGGGAGACGCGATGTTACGAGTGTTTTCTTGCCATCCGGGCCGGTGACGTATTGTCCCTGCGTGCCGGCGACTTCATCTTTCCAGTCAATATACTCTACAGGTGCCGGTGGCGGCGGAGCTGCAGGCGTCTTGGGCGAAAACATACTCCCCACTCAATGAAACCTCCCCTTGCAAAAGTTCGCGCGACTCAAAATGAAAACGCCTGCCTTCACCATGTCACCAGTGTAAAGCGGATTTGCACCAATCGACAACGCCATTTTCACGGCCGCTGGTTTCTTCGCGTGAAGGATGACGAAATCATAGTGCTTGAAAAGCACTTCAGCGGCATCGCGCAGAAGGCTTTTCGTCACCCACCGTTTGCGGTGCTTTGTCTTCACCGCAACATCGAGCGTCACTGCATCAATGACCGGCCGAAGCCCAAGCCAGCCGATAGCCTCGCCTTCGTTTTCGATGATGTAGTTCTCCGCCCTGCTGAGGGAGTTCTCCAAATCATCGCCACTCGGACAGTTCATCACCGAGCACAGCCAGGGTCCCACCCTTTTTGCTGCAATGTCGGGAGTGGCGTGCACGAGCTTCATCACAGACCCAGCACGGTGAAGTACACCAAGGACGGGTCAAGCGCGGTAGAAGTTCCTGATTGGCACTTAAGGCGGAAGCCGTTGACTTGATTGGTGCCCGATTCCATGACGCAGGCGCGCGAGGTGAACGCCCCAGCGCCGGCCGGGCTATCCATCAGATTCGCCTGCACGGCGTAGGCCGTGTTGCTCACGAACGACGTGGTAAGCGACACATCAAACAGCCCTTGCGAGGCGCGGGAGACAGACAGGACCCCCACACCGGCAGTCAGGCTGCCGCCCGCTGTGAATGTCCCCCAGGCCTTCGGAATGTTCAGCGCCGCGAAGCTTGTCGAGCCAATCGCCATGACGCTGGCGCTCACGGTCTTCGCATAAACGTTCGTCGCCGACACCGTGCCACTCACTCCGGTGGTCGAAACGTTAGGGACGCTAAGTAGGCCGCCAAGCGAAATATCCCCAACGGAGTAGAGGCTGGTTACGCTGGCCTGACCGGTCGTTGAGACTGTGCCCAGGCGGGCCGAGGTGTTGATGTAGAGAGTGGTTCCGCTAAGGGCCGCGGCCGTGATGGTGTGGCCGGTCGCGGAGATGTCGCCGCCGGCATACAGGCCCGCGGTCGCGCTAATCACTTCAGAGGTCGAGATGCCGCTCCAGAGGGCCTCGCTGCCGTCATTTGTGAGGAAGAGGCCTGAGTTGCCGCTCACAGAGGGTGGCGTCCGGTCCTCAATGTCGTTGAGCGCGTGGTAGACGTGATTGAATTCCCCATCCAGCTTGGCGGAGGGAATTCCCTCACGGTTCGCGCTGACGGTGGCCCATTTGGTACTGTTGGGCGCACCTTCCGAGTAGGAGCCGCTCCGACGTTCCCATGTTTCCGCATGTGCAACGCCCGCCCATACAAGGGCGAGCAGAAGAAGTGCTTTTAATGTTTTCACATACTTACCTCCCAATTGGTCTCACGCCGAGCACGTTCAGCTCGGCCTTGCTTTCACCCCGAAGCCTGAATGTGAAGGCGTCGGCAAGAAACTCATCCGGGACGACAGGGTTCGGAATCATGCCGTCGAACTGTGTATCCTCGTCGTCAAACTGAGAATCCTCGTCGTCAAACTGCGCGCCAGGCTGCGCAATGTCGATGTCGGTGGTGACGGCATCGCTGAAGTTGAAGTTGATGAAGCGGTCGATGGAGATGGTTTGCGGGGCGCTATCCTCGAGCAGGATCTCCCACGCATTGTTCGCCCATCTTGCTCCGTTCGGAGCCAGCCACGGCGGACCCCACTCCCACGCGACGTTGTTACCATCATCGCTGTAGTCCCTGCCGGCGTCCTCGTCGGTACCGTTTGCGTAAGCGTAGAGCTTGTTATCCCGGGTGAGGAGTAGCCGTCCGTCCGTGGTGCCGAGGAAACCCGTGGCATCGGAGAAGTAGCCCTTGAACTCCACCCAGCCCTTGCTTTCTTCCGTCAGCGCGTAGATCAGGCAGCTATCGTCATCGAGCTTGAACCCGTAGAAGCCATCCTGTGCGTAATAGAAGCTTTTTGCTTTCTTGTAGGCATCGTCACTCGCCAGCAGCGTTTGGACCTTCTCCTGAATCGTGGGGTCAATGTCCGAGCCGAGGTCCGGCACCACCTCCTCGTTTTCGGTCTGGAAGACGGTCCGGAGTGAGCGGGCGCCGTAGGGGCTGACGAAGAGGATGTCGCCGGGGAATTTGCGGACAAGTTTCTGATGGACGGTCCCGACCGGGATTGTCTTCGCCCACTGGAAACCACCAGCAGTGAAGGGGTCGTCGCCGGTGTAGATGATAAGGTGGCCGCGGGCGTGGAAGACCGCGTTGCCCTCGAAGACGCTCATCGCCACCAGCTCGTCGAACGTCTCAACCTTGTTGCGCAGGTTGATAAACGGGATTTCCTGTGTGGGATTGGAGCCTGTGTACAGGTACCACGAGTTCTCATTGTTGGCGGCTGCTTGGAAGTAGGCCTTCATCCCATCGTTGCCGCGGTAGCGCTTCGCCTTCAGCTCGCCCGGTGTCAGGCCCCAAAGCATATCGAGGTGGGACTTGAGGAAGGAGAACGCCGGAGGGCGGGTGAAGTATTCGACACGCGAGATTGCCTCGCTGGAGCCGGGAAACGGCGTCCCGGTGACATTTACCGTGAGAGTGTTGGTACCGGCATCGTAGCTGGTTGAGTCAACCACGGCCGACACGGTACCAGCGCTCGCAAATGTCACCTTAATGGTGCGGCCGTCAGGGTAGTCTCCCGCCGCCCTACCCGTCCCCGGTTTCAGCGTGAAAGAGCTGGTGCTCACCCACGTTTCATCAGAAGCCAGCACGTCCTCGACGTATTCGCCGAGGTCGGTGCACGTGGTGCCGTCCCAACTGAAACAGTTATCTATGCCGTTGTAAAAGATGAGCTTGCTGTTGAAGGGTTCGGCTCCCAAGGTGCCAAGACTGCTCAGACCGCTCTTCACCGTTGTGAACGTGCCGTCCTCGTTGAACGTCATGAGCTTGCCGTTGGAGACGAAGACGAGGAACTGTATGGAGCCGTCAGCCATTCGGTACTCAAACACGTCCTTTACGGTCACGGCTGGCGCGGGACCGCCTACCTGAAACCCGCTGCTGAATCCGCTGCTGAATGCTCCACCGGTGGCGATGGTGCCCTTCAGCCCAACGCCGTACCGCTTTGAGCCGCGGCCGCCCTTCCCTTGACCGGGGAGGATGTTCACCAGCAACCGGGCATACTTGTCCTTCTGCAGAAGGGTGGGACTGATGGCCGTGTTGAGAAGCTGACGCGGAAAGAGCGCCAGGAGGCGCGATTCAAACAGGCCGAGCCGGGTTGGGCTTATGCGATGTACCTCGTCACCTGTTTCTGTTTCTGCGGCGCCTTGGCATCGTAGTGCCGCCAAATCCGGTCATAGCAGTCGTTGTATTCCTTCTCGTTGAAGGCCAGCTCGGCGCCGACAATCTTATCCCGCTCATCATAGGCCATGAGCTTGAGGGTCTCCCAAACGTAGACCTCGTGGAAGACGCTGGGGAGAAACAAATCATCCTCCGTGCTGGAGCTAGTCACCGTCTCCGGTAATGGGGTGAAACTAACCTGCGCCGTGGTGTCGTTCCGTGGGTGGGTGCGAAGACCATCCTTACCCACCTGCCAGTATTCCTCCGGCGTGCCGGTGGCATCGAGGCCCGGGTCGTCTTCTTGCGCGGAGCCAACGTCTGTCGCATCGAGAGGCTCGTAGCCGTTGTTGGCGTCCCGCACCCCGAGGATATGCAAGGGTTCGTCCGCCATGGTGCCCTCACCGTTGACGATGGCCACGTCCTGGAACTCCTGGACGGCCCACGGATACTTGGCCGCCACCTTCTCGTAGACGCGGGAGATGCTGATGTTGACGAACCGGTAGACCTTCACGTCGTCGGCAGAAGTGCCCATCGCCCCCATCAGGGCGAGGCTCTTCACGTTGGTGACGATTTCAGCCGGTGTCATTTCATCACTTTCAATCAGTTAGGGGCATATAGCCGCCCCATTGGCTTAGGGCTTGTAGAAAACCACACCTTCAACGGTATCGCTTACCGCCATCGAGCCAGAGGTCATGTTGGACCCGCTAACCGTGACCGTACTGCCACTTACCGTGATGTTAAGCGGTTTGGTGGAGCCGCTGACGTTCCGTGCCACCGGCAGGAATCCGGCGATGTTCGCCGAGCCTCGTGGTGCCGGGAGCTCAAACGTCGCTCCCGCTGTCGCCGCGGTGATGGTCGCCTTGACGTATCCCACTTGAGGGGACACGCCGACAGGCGTGATAGACCGGCGGATGTTTACGGTTACGCTCGTATCTGCCGCCTGCGGGGCGCCCATGAGAGCGCCCAACATTGCGACAGCGGCGAGCAGGAGTTTGAGCTTCTTCATGTGCTCGCCCTCCACTTACACGGAGTAACCGATAGCGGTGAAGTGGATGATTTCATCCACCGCAAGGCCGGTGTCGTTGATAGTCACCACTGCCCCGGATTTCGAGACAACGCCTTGGGGTGCCCGGAAGACCCCCGTGGTGCTCTCAATCTGGACGTTGATGACATCCCGGATGGTGCCGATGTCGCTCACCGTAACGGCGGCGGCGTTCGCGCTATCCTGGCCAGCGGTTACGGTATGGCTCACGAACTTGAACGCGGCCTCACGGTCCACCGTACCCTTTTGGTAGGCTGCAACTGATGTTGTCATGTCCTATCCCTCCTTATCGCTTGCCCGAGCTGAAGAAGTGGACGACGCCCACATCCTCGGCCGTGCCGCTGGTGTTATCGACCAGCTTCCGGTAGCCCGGGACCATGGTGACAGCCATTTCGCTGTTACCGCCGTGGTCGCCAACTTCCGTGGTGATGGCCATGCGAACCGAGCCGTCAGTGTCGGCGGTGGTGCGCATGATGTTCAGTGAGCCGTCTTCCTCCAGCACCACGTTCCCGTAGGCCAGGCACGCGGCGTTGGCGCCGAGCAGCAGGTTGTGGGAAACGTCGATGCCATCCGCACCGGCGGCCAATGCGTACATCGGGTCCGGGTTGGCGGTGGTCGGCTTGTAGAACGCCGGGCGCTCATAAATGAGCATGTCGTTATACTCACCGATGAAGGTGCCACCGTTGATGACGTTGAACACCGGCTTGTCCTTGTAGTTGACCAGGTTCTTGAAGTCCGGGTCGCGCTTGATGTCGCGCGCCGAAATCGGCGTGAGCAACACAACCCACTTCCGTACAACCGCGTTGTCCTTCACTTCGAACGAAGCCGGGCTCATGAAGGTCCGGCTGGTGGTTTCGTTCTGCGCCTTGAACTTCGCGTCATCCAACTGTGCCAGTGTGCACTTGTCGTCAGTCGCGTCCACGTTAGCCAGAGCGGTGGCGTGGGTGGCGTTCCAGTTGTCATCCGTGGCGCCGTAGAGGTAGCGCGGACGTGTGCGGCCGGCGCTGGTGTCGCACAGGGCGGTGAGCAGCTTGAATGCCACGCGGGATGCCGCAGCGCGTTCAAGTCGCCGCTTGGCGGTCGCAGGCAGGTTCACGCCGGTACGCAGAGCGGACTCGGTGATGTTCTGCACTTGGATTGCCACGCGGTCACGTGCCAGCGACACATCGTCCTTCGTCAGACGAAGGTCTTCGCCGGTACCGGAGACACGAGTGTTGCCTTCTTTCCACGAGTCCATGCTGATTTCGTCAGTGAAACCAACCTGGAACGTCATGCCTTCACCCACACCGACCTTTTCGGTGATGATGATGGAGTTCGAACCGTTCGGCCGCATGATCGGCATGAGCGGGTTATTCATGAGGCTGCCTTCCAGCACGCTATTCGCAAATTTCGTTTTCGCGAGTACGTGGGTGGAAGGAATAGTGGGATTTCCCATCCTCTTAGCTTTCTATTGTTTTAGCCAAGCACCGTCTTGATGGCACTTGTCTCCGCCGCGGCGGCCGGAGCCGCACGAGGTTGAGTGCTGCCATTCTGGAGCGGTACACGTGTTTGTTTCGGGACGACTGGCTTCTTGCCCGCTTTGAGGGCCGCGTTTTCGGCCTCCAGCGCAGCAATACGATCGTTCTTTCCGGTGAGTACGGCGAAGATATCCCCCTTGGCCTCAACAAGGTCGCTTACCTTGTCTCCGGCTTCGGTCACTCGCTCGACAACATAGGAGCCGAGTTCATCTTCCGGCGTGTTCAAGAATCGCTGGTACTCTTCGGGGTCGTGCTTCAGAAGAGTGACGTAGGAAGCGCTGATTTTCTCAGCGTCCTGTCCATTCTTCGCCAAGAGCTTCGACACGGACTTGAGTTGCGTGTTTGCAATCCCTGCCCGGCGTTGAAGTTCACCTTGGTCGTCAGCCGCCTCCGGAGAGTCGAGGATGCCATCAAGCCGCTCACGAGGCATGCCGAGTTGTCCGGCAAGCGCGTCGCGGTCAACGACTCCTTCTTGTTCTTCCAGCGTCTTTATCGCCTTGGCGAGAAGCTTCCGTGTGCCTGCCTCTGTCCCTACCCGGCCGTTGGTTGTCGCAAGCTCTCGTTTGAGCCGGGCAATCTCAGCGTCCTTCGGGTCAGCGGCGGCATCGTCGCCATCGCCTTTACCATCGTCACCATTTTCATTACCAGCGGCATCATCAGCGCCTTGATCGTCCGCACCGGCAGCGTCGTCGGGGTTTTCATTCCCCGCTTCGTCTCCGGCAGCAGCGTCATCGTGGGCTTCGTCGCCCGGCTGGTTCAGATTCTCGTCGTCAGTCGTCATCATCTCGCAAGTCCCTATGTCGGTTGTTGCGCGGGTACAGGCCCGCCTCCCACTGGTGTCGGCGCTGGTGTCAGCGCGGTCGCCAATCCTTTTGAAGCCTCGGCAGCGGTGTTGTTGGCCGCTGCAAGCTGCGCTGGCAGCCCGGCTTGAATCTCTTTCATGAGGTCGGAATTATCGGGCACGTCGAAGAACTTCGCGTAGCCAGGCGTGACGTTCTGCAGGCCTCCAGCAGCTTGCGCGGCCTTCATGAAGCGTTCCTGCGCAATCTCGCGCATCGAGGCCACGTCGGGGACCTCTTCCACATACGTGTCGAAGTAACAGGTCTTGGTGTCGTGCTTGAGCTGGATCTTGCCGGTCTTCTTGTCCTTCACCGGCTTGTTGTCGGGTCCCAGCACCGGCTCGTTGAGGGTGAGCACCTGGACCTCGCCCTTGTCATCGAGGACCCAGAAGGCGGTTTTGTCGGTGAAGACGGATTGAATGAGATACAGAAGCTTTTCCGCCCATCGCTTCTTCATTGCGAGCGCGTTATCGACGATGGCGGCAGTATTGCGGGACGTGCCAACCTGCCGGCGCTGGATGGCGGTACCGCTGGTGGCGTTGGTTTGCATCCCCATGGATTCATCGAACACGCCGATGGTGGTCTGGATGTCTTTATCGTCCGCCATCATGGACGCTTCATTCTGGGCAATGGCGGTTTCGTGGCGGTTGATTTCAAGCTTCTTGCCCGCCCTGACGATGAGCACCCCGTCCGGCCGCGCGGCTTCACTGCGGATCTTCCCTTCGTCGGCGGCATCGGCCTCGGCAATGACCTGGTGGGCGGTACGCAACCATCCTTGGCGGGTCTTCGTCTTGTTCAGCGAGCGCTGGGAATCCTTGGAATGGCGGATAAGGCCGTAAGGGCAGCCGGACACCCGTTCGCGGTAGCAGACGGTGGGAGTGAGGAGAAACACCCCCGTTGCCGGGTCGAGCTGGTAAGTCTCCTCACCTTCAAGCGCCTGCAGGATGTTATCGCCGGTGAAGTAGACCACGGTGACTTTGAAGCCCTGCTTGGTCTCAAGGCTCTTGTCATTGGCAGCCATCTTCTCGGCTTCAGCCTTATCGAAGGTGGTGACGAGGCGGTTATCCTTGGTAATGGCCTCGTAGTATTCGGCGGGCGTGCGGATGAATTCCTCGACGATGCAAATCTCGTCGGTCTCCTTGTCGTAGTAGCAGCCACTGGTCGTCAGCCGGAACCCGGCGACCTTGTGAACGTCCGTCAGCCCTGTGATGGTCCAGTTGGACGAAGCATTGTCGATAATGTCAGCAGCGTCGGGGAATTTTGCCTTGGCTTCATTGCGGGGCAGCCACCACACCTTGCCCAGCCGGCGCTGGTTGGTCATGCCCTTCGTGCGGTCGCGGAAATCCGGAACGATGTCGAGCGGGTTCTCAGCCTGTTCCGTGATAACGCCATCCACCACGTCGAAAGAGTGCCAGCCGAGGCCGCACTTGCGCGCATCGTCGGACACATCGGAGAGAATGTGGCTTGAGTTGTTCTTGTCCTGAATGAACATCGCCAAGGACGAGAGCGCCTCGGCGGTCTTCTTCTCGTCCTCGTTGCGACTCCGTGCGCGGTAGTTCACCTTGGTCCGCGTTTGGACTTCCTGACCGTGGATGTTGTTTAGGCGCGAGGCTATCTTGTTGATGACCATGGGTTCGACACCCAGCTCATCGCGGATTTTCTTTTCCTGCTCCTCAGTGAACTGATAGCCGTCGAAGAAGTTGAAATCCTCGACGGCGTTGGCGTACCACTGTTGGAAGACCGGGTGCTTTACGGCCGCCTCAAACCCATCCTTGGCCTGCTGCAGGAGTTCGTCTTGGCGGGCGGTCTCGTCAGCCAGTGCCCGTTACTTCTTGGCCTTTACAACGGTGAAGCCATCGCGCTCGATGGTCTTCTTGTTCACCACCACTGCCTCAACGGTGTGGTTCTTCTTCACCTTCTTGGTGGGAACAAGAGATAGGCCACCTTGCCCGGATGCCGCTTGCGCGTAGATTACATCCTCAGCGGACACTTCTTGATTATCAGTGGTTTGGGTTTGGTCTTCCAACTCTCCAGCAGCCGGAGCCGCCTTCTGAGTCTTAGCAGCCGGAGCCGCCTTCTGAGTCTTAGCAGCCGGAGCCGCCTTCTGAGTCTTAGCCATCCTTCTTACTTTCGTTGTTGCAGAATCATAGGGCCGAAAGTTTTTGTTTGGCAAGCATCATGCGGCAACAACACCGCGGCGAGGTGGTGCCGAGAGGCGGCGAGTTTTCGTCGTTGCGATGCCCAGACCGCTCACCACGGCGTACCGCGTGCCGTCCATCAAGTGGTCATTCTCCTTCTTCGGCACGCCCTTCTCGTCACGGGCGTACATGCGGAATTCATAAAGCCAGTTGCTGCACGTGCTGAAGACCTTGAACTTCCCGCTCTGCATCCGCTCCAGCACCATCTGGATGCCGGCCTCACGGGAATTGTTTGCCTTGGTGAGGTTGAGGCCTTGCTTCTCGTATTCCTCAAGCAGGCTCTCGCCATCCTTGGCGTTGGCGGCCTGCCCTGCCGGGTCACAAACGCCGGGTATCCAATCAGCGCCCTGGGCGAACAGGTTAACCGCGTGAGACTTAGGCGTGGCCTGCGCTTGGTAGTATTCACCGGTGAGATAGACCACATCGTTGTCGGTATCGTGCGCGAGGAATGCCGCGGCTGTAGGATTGGTCCAGCCGAAGTCCATCCCGAACACGCGCGGCCAGTGGTCGGGGATCTTGAAAGGGTCCACCACGATGCGGCTCTCCGCCACCGGGTAGACCATCCCGCTGCCAAGTGACGGCTTCCCTAGGCGGCGCGCTTCCAGCTCGTGTGCGGGCGTGCGCTTGATGAGCAGCTCACGCTCTTCATCGGAAAGGTGCGGGTTGTCTTCCCATCCCGCCTGCACAAAGACCCGGCCATCGGGGCGGACGAGGCCGGGCTTTGCGCCGTCGTTGATGAACATCTGCACGACCTGAGTAACGCCGGAGAGAGGCGTCATGGTCATGAGAATGATGCCGGGGGACTTTCCACCCACTGCGGTGGTGCGGAGCATGCACTCGCTGTAAACGTCAGGCGGTGGCTCTTCGTCGAGGTGGATTATTTCCCTGTACGTTCCCTGGAACTTCTTCCGGCCTTGGTCATAGCTCTTCAGCCCCAACTCTGATGTTCCGCCGGTGCGGTGACGGACGAACACGGTATCTACCGCATCAGCAACACCAGAGCGGCGGGTGACACGTTGGATGAGGCTGGAGTGGATCAACCCGCCTTCGAGCGAATGGATGTCGCCGATATAGGTCTTTTGAAGGATGTCGCGGGTAGATTCCGAGGTGTCAGACGCGGCCCAGGCCTGGACCGGATGATTGAAGCGCACACCGTCCCACCAGTCCGGGTAGTACCCCGTGAGGTGGAACACCACCTCCGCCGCGCCGGCCAGCGTCTTGCCAACCCGGTTGCCGGCGAGGAAGAGGCGCTCACGGCTTTCGGCGCCGAGCTGGTGAAACTGGAGTTGCTTGTCGTGAGGTTCGTAGAAAAGGAGCCTGCGCTTGTACTCGGCCAGGAACTCCTCAGCGTTCTCCGCAATCGAGCGTGCGTCGAGTTCTACCTACCCGACTTTCACCTTGGCCAGCGTTTCCCCAATGGCCTTGATCATGCCGTTGGACACTTCATCGAGCTTGAACGTGGTTTCCGTCTGCACAGGTCCACCCTCCGGACCGCTTATGGGCTGGGTCGCCTTCCCTTCCAATTGCTCGAAGATCTTCTCACGGGCACGGTTGTCGCCTTCCAACCCGGACGCAACCCATCCCGTCACCAGCTCCTCGCCAATCGTCATGGCGCGCGGCACGCCGTTGTTCAGCGGGTCAGCAATCCCATCCCGCTTAATTTCAATTGCCTTCTGGAGTATCGAGCGCATTGAGAAGCGGCCAACCGGACGGCCATCGGGGTTTCCACTCTCGCCCTTCTTGAACGGCTTGAGGTTCGCAACCGTCCTCTGCTGCGCTTCTGTTCGTCCACTGTTCTTGCCCTTAGCCACCACTGATTATGCGCATAACAGTGAATCATCTGGCAAGCGCCATCAACAAAGCCTCCCGAAGGAGGCCTGTTGAAGACTTGAGCGGCGGTGGAGCACGAACGGCAAACAAAAAGGCCTGGCGCTCTCGTCTTGGCTCCGTTCCTGGACACGGTTGCCTTGTCCTGACCCGGAGCTTCTATCCGGCTAGCCTTCGCAACCTACCATATGTCATCTGCCGTTCGGTTACGTTGGACTTCCTCGTGCCCTGTGACGAGGCGTGAGCGAGGTGAGTTCAGTGTGGGTGTGCATCCGGTATACGTCAAATAAAAAGCGTGCCCCAAAGCTATGCGGCGAGCTGTCAGAAGATGTCGCGCTTTCGTTTCCCTGCGGTTTGCCGCAGCTTCTTCGCCATCTGAGCCAACTGCGCCGACTTCCGACCGATCAGCTCAGCCAGAGCATGCTCATAGATCTCGAATGCATCCAGAAGTTCGGACCGCTCGATCTCATTCTTGTGCACGCCGACATTCCCTACCACTCGGAGCGCGTGGAGCGTCTCCTGGTGCACGGTCTTGCCACTGGCCTTGATGAATTTGTCAATCCGCACGGCAAGGTCCACCGGCACGAGCTTGCCACGCTTCGCCGGATTCTTTTGGTCCTTCGCAACCCGCAGCTTGGGGACTTTGAAGTGGTCCATCAACCTTTCGACGCTGGTTCTGATCTTCATGGCGCAAGCGCCATAGTCACCCCAATAGAGCCGGAACGCTGCATCAAGCTCAACTACCACCGAGGCCGGAAGCTTATCGGGGAATTTGATGATGCGCGGCGCGGGAGACATACTTTGCGGATGAAGCATGCCCTCGTAATCCCAGCCACCTTGAGCGTCGAACGCAGGTTCAACAAAAACGTGCCCGGACATTGATATGACCTCACCGCAATGCGCGTTCGTGCAGAGCAATAGCCCTGAAAAGCGCTCGTCGGTGAACTCCGGCTCCCAATGCTCCGACTTCTTGTTCCTGTTGGAGTAGCCGGTCTCCTTCGTGTGAAGGGTCGATTTATCGAGGCTTAGCGACGGGCGGCCGCATCGAGGACACTCGAATGCCGGCAGGTCGTGGCGCGAGAACCCGGCGAACCAAAGCTTGCGATCCATATTAATTCCCTACCCAGCAAGTGCCTTGTTCGCGAGCCGAAGAACCAACATCACAAAGCCAACCGTTGTGAGCGCGCACACGCACAAACCGGTCATCATGACAACGAAGCCGAGCGGTCTTCCAAACGCATCGACCACCACCGGGGCTTGCTCCAGGACCAGCGCCACCCCAAATTTTGGCCGCAGAAATCCGCCCACCCTCTCGGGTGATTTCTTATACGCCATATCCCTGTCCTCACGTGAGGGGGTTTAGTCGAGAGCCTACAGACGAATGGTTAAATTCCAGAATACTGCAGGGCCTATGAAACAAGGGTGTCTATGAGTCGCGTTAACTTTTTCGCCTTGGTCACGTCCATTATACCCCATATTTGGGCTCGGATTCCCACAAACGGCAAGGGGCGGAACTCTCATTCCGCCCCTTGCTCAGGGCGTTGAAACTCCTCATCTTTCCGCCTGCTTGAGCAGTGGGGCCCACTTCTTGATCCCGTCCCAAGTATTCAACCACTGTTTTGCCCGAAGCAATATTTCGGATTTTTTGAACATCACTTCGTCAAACCCGCAGTGCCTCCAATCTGAAACTAAGACAGTTACCGGACCGTTCCCCAGGCCATTCACGAATCAGCGTGAGGTCATGAGGTTCATTGGACACCCGGGTGCCGACTCGACGCAACGCACAACGTAGGCACTCAAATAAAACCTAATCGCCCTGGAGAGCGCTTACGTTTAGTGAGGCCAGGCCATCAACGCGAAGACAATGAACGCTATAGTGAGGACGCCGTAGTAGAGCGCCCGATCAATCAAGTCCTGCGCCGCGGCCTCTTCCTGCGGCGCGCAGATCTCGCGGCAGCCTTCATCGCGGTAGTCGATATTATCAAATCCCATGGGGGTCTCCTAGTTTTCTGGTTTGGTGCCAAACTCGGGCACATCGACGAAGAAGGGTGCGCGCAGATGCCGGTCCGGCTGTTGCTGCATCACCCATTCCTCGCCCAGGGCGGCGGAGCTGAAGACACCCATCTTCCAGATGTCTCCACCCTTGAAGAGCTGGAACAGCCAGACCGCCCCGCTCCCGCCGCTATGTGCCTCGACCTCGCTCACTACTTGGCTTTCGCCTTGCGCGATTTCTCACCGCCCTTGCGGCCGGCCTCGCGTGCCAAGTCGGGGTTCTTGCTGAAGGAGCGGTTCTCCGGCTTCACGCTCAAACCACCCTTTCGGGCAATCTCGCGTTGCTGTTCAGCATCCATGGAGCCGAAGCCCCGCTTGTGTGTGTTGTCGTCTTTCAACGTCCTCACTTTCTCTTAGTTTTTGTCTTCAACGATTTGTGGGTCATTGAGCCACAGTGCGACGATGCCATCGTCGGAGCTGTCCTCATCGACTTTCTCGATGCTAGACATCAACAGACCAGACCCGTGCACCTCAACGTCAGCGCTCGCTGGGCGCTTCGCCAAAACACTCATCAGTTCGTAGACTTTCATTCGGTCACTTTCTCTTGGTTGATTCCAGCTCCCAGCGCAGGCGCCGGAAGTTCCTGAAGGTCTCGGCGTCATTCGCCTCGCCCCTCAATCTTTTGCATGCGAGGTCAAACACCTTCGCAATCAGCGTGTCTGCAAATCTGTCGGCCGGGCCGGAGTGGACGTTCCTTCCCCACAAGGGAGAGAACTCCACCCAGCCAGGACGAGCGTTCATGCAGCGCGCGCCATTTCTTCTTGAAGCAGGTAGCGCATCAGGCGTGCATGCTCCTGATTTTCCTCGCGCGTCATCCATTCGAGGTTGATGTCGCGGTTATCCTGCTTGTTGAGGTTCTTGTGGTTGACCTGCTTGGCGTGGTCGCCCGGTACAAACGCGATGGCAACGAGGCGGTGGACCTGCTTGAACACCCTGCGACGACCAGCCGAACGGAACTTCACGTAGCTATAGCCGTGCCGGTCAATGCAGGGCTTCAGCATCCGGCCCTTGATGGGCTGTTTTATGCCGCGCTTGTCGAGGTGAACCGTATCTTTCGAGCGGACTCGTCCGAGGTTTGAGACTTCGTAACGCTCAAAGCCTGTGACCGGGCGCCAGACTTCGGAGGCGGCAAGACCAAGCACCTGAAGCATCAAGAAGGTGTTGGCCAACCGGTTGAGGCGGAGTCTGAGGAGTTTCACGCATCAGACCCTCCCACCTTGACCATACCTGCTCCCCCGCAGGGCTTGCATGCCTCGCTGGTGTACTTCCACTTCTTCTTGGTGAAGAGCTTGGTTTCCTGCTCCGTCAGTGCCTGATTTACGCGGAACGCGCGGCCGGTGGTGGAGTGCACATAGTTGTCCAGAGACTTTCGAGCGGTACCCCCCCCCAAAGCAATGTGGGCAGAGTTTCAACGGTTCACCGTTGCCGTTTACGAGGGGGAGCCTGACGAGTGATTGGTCCACATTCCCGCCTCCCCTTAAATCAGCGCGGCTGCCATCACGATGGCGCCAATTGCTGCGGTTGAAAGCTTGAACCAGAGCGGCATCGCGCGCCAATCGGCGAGCATCTGGTTGCGGGATTCCCAATAGGCGTCGCGCACGCGGTCGCCCATGTGAGGTGTGAGGGTGAGTGGTTCGGGCATGGTCGTTTGCTTTCGTTGTTGGAAGAATCGTGATACCCGTTTAGATTGTTGTCAAGCTTTTCTGCTACTTTTTTTAGCAATACGATTTTGCTTGCTGTATACGATTTTCCGAATCAAGATTCTCTTCTAACCAAGGAAAGAAGCCGATGTGTCAGAACTCGCAACGAACAAAGAAGGTGGAAAGGTTTTAACCGCCCTCATCGCTTTGCAGGCGGAGCTTAAGCCGCTCAAAGTGAATGCAGAAAGCCACCACGGTAAGTTTGTAAATCTGCGTGGTGTCATGGAAACTTTGCAACCACTCCTCACCAAGCACAAACTCGCTGTTATCCAAATCCCAGCCAGCAGCGCGAGTGGCTCCTGCACCCTCATCACCCGTGTGATTCACGATGAGGACCGCAGTGAAATCAGCAGCACCATCACCATCCCCATGCAGCGGCAGAACGACCCGCAAGAGTATGGGAAGGCCATGACATACGGTCGCCGCTACGCCCTCATGTGTATGTTCGGTCTCGTCACCGAAGATGATGACGCCGCTGGCGCATCTATGACCTTAGATAAGCTTCTGCGTGAGGTGGTTTCCTGCACCAGCGTTGACGAACTGAGCAAGCTTCGCGGCGAGCACGCGGATAAGGGCTACCTCAACGACAAGTTCACATCGAAAATCTATGGCGTCATAAATCAAAAGATGCACGACGCCTTTGTGAATCAATCCTAAGAGAAAGAGAGGCAATGAGCTATGAAACAAAGCCGGGTAACGGCGCCCTGTTTAAGAATAAAAAGAAGGAGAAGGCGAACCACCCGGACTACACCGGAAACGCCGTGCTCCCAGACGGAACGGAAGTTTGGTTGAGCGCTTGGCTGAAGGAAGCCAAGGACGGCAGCAAGTATATGAGCCTTGCAATCAAGCCGAAGGACGCGAAGGACCAGCCGACCAAGGCCGAAGCCTCGAAGGCAGCCACACCTGCGGCCAACAACGATCATCCTTTTGATGATGAGATTCCGTTCTAATCAACCGAAAGATTTCGCATGACGAACAAGATTCCCACATCGGTGAAACTCGCCCCTGAGACGCGGAGCGAACTCGAAGCCCTGATGAAACGGCTGGGCAAGAAGCTCACTGCGACCATCGAGTTTTGCATTCACCACACAGCACTATCTCGCTTAACCGACGCCGAACAGCACAAGGTCTCCGTCCGCCAGGCCGAGGCCCGGGTGAATATGCTCAAGGGCCGCTGATGCTCTTCATCCTCAACACCGTCGAGCGGAAGCGCGCAGCCCTCAACATGATCTGGGGGCTGCTTGGCAATCCGGTCATGGAGTTAGAGATAAGGGAGCACAAGCGCAACCGCAGCACCAGCCAGAACCGGCTTTACTGGATGTGGGTGAACACCATCGCCAAGGAGATTGGCAACGAGGCGGACGAGCTGCACGAGGTTTTCAAAATCCGCCTGCTTGGCGTGAGCGTTAAAACCATCAACGGGCAGGAATACGCCATCCCGAACAGCACGACGAAGCTGAAAGTGAGCGAGTTCACGACCTTCCTGCAGGGCGTAGAATCTTTCGCTGCTTCGCTGAATATCTCACTGCCCATCCCGGACGACTACGACCAGGCGATGGGCCGCGAGGCCGCTTAACGAGAACCAACAGAAAGAAGGAAATTGGATTTCAACGACAACGCTCTCCGCATCATCAACGCGAACTGTGGGGACACTCTAAAAGCCTACTTGCTCAAAGAGGTTTGCAACTTTCAGATAAACCCTCTCCTCTTCCGAGCGCCCCAAGGCGACGTTGAACGCGCATTCGCGGAAGAGCGGGCACGGGCTGGCACTGAGCAGCGTACCCCCGAACAGTTACTTCAGGCGTTCAAGGAGGACCACCGTATCCTATCCACCGGCATGCCGGCGGCCGTGCGCTTTGAAGACGAGCCGGCTGAGAACCGCGAACGTCCACGGCCCGCTCCAGAGCGTTTTGCCGCGCCGGTAGTGGTATCCCCCCCTGCGGCGTTGAAAACCGAGCCTACGCTCGACGAGCCGTTGCAGGCAGGCGAGTTTCGCATAAACGGGGAGATTTACGTTTCCATCGAGCGCGCCGCCGAGTTGCGCGAGTCAACCCCTGCGTCCGCCTATCAATGCGCGATGAAGCAAAAGTGGCGTTCGCAACCAAACCCGGAGGGCCGTGGCCGTGTGTGGTTGAAGGCGGACACGCCGCGCCTTCGCGCGAAGTCGTCTGACCGTGCCGAATAAGATGGTGTGGGTGCCGGCGCTCGGCATCCACCTGCCCCGCAAGAACAAGGCCTACCTGGACGCCGTTCATAAGCTCCCTTGCTGCATCACCGGCAGCTTCGGGGTCGAGGCCCATCACCCAAAGGGGCTGGGCTGGGGCTGCGGCATGGGCCAGAAGGCTCCCGACGAGACCGCTATCCCACTCCGGCCGGACAAGCATGCAGAGTATCATCGCATCGGACGCGACAGCTTCGAAGCCAAGTATGGCTCCCACCTGTCACTCCTGGAAGACACTTGGCGGCGGCTAAAAAAGGCGCCAAGCCACGACGAGGAAGACAACCAGAAATGACGCGGCGCCGACGCCGAGCACCCCTTCGGCGCTGACATCGACATTCCAGATTTTAATGTGGAATTTGGGCGGCGGATTCATGACGTAGCTCTCCATTGAAACTCAGGAGCTACGAATCAGCTGCGCTCAGCAAAGAATCATGACCACGGAATTCGGACTGTTCGCAAGGGGGTGAGAACGAAATAGCCCTGGACTTGTGAGGACGCATTCAGGGAGCTTTAAACACGTCTTCGTGGCACAGATATAACCTTCTAATGTCGTGCATATTTTCGAAACTGAAAATGTTTCGCGGTCGGAAAACGGATCGACGATTTCTGTGGATATCCGCGAACACTCAATACTGCGGGCGCCTCAGCAGCTCTGGAAGTCGTGAGATGGCCTTGGCTATCCGCCTCGCCTCCTCCCGTGAGAGGAAGTCGTTGGCGTATTGGTAGCTTCGCTGGTGCAGATCTTCCCGGTGAGGAACGGCGCAGATGAAGAAGCCACTAGCGTCGAACACACGGAAGCCGTCCCGGTCCTCCTTCATCACCCAAGGAGCCGGGAAGCGGCGAAGGTTGTCCATCTACCACTTCCGGCCGCCCAGCACCCGCCCCTTCACGGGACCGGGTTCGGCCCTCTTCATCTCGTCTCGTTGCAGGCACATCTGCTCCACCCTGTCCTGCATTCGGGCGAGCAAGGCTTCAGCCGAGGCGGTACCAACGCCGGCACGCTGAAGCTGGAGGATTTCCTTGCGCTGGCGGCTGATCTGCGAGCGCATACGCTCGATTTCCGAGCGGAGATATTCGAGGGTGGGCATGGGCTACCTGGGATTTTGCCCAATAGAACAAAACAAGAACCCAAGAGTCAAGCGGGGGATAGGTCGGATAAACGGAACAAAAAGCCAACTTCCCCTTGCCCGGAACTCTCAACCCATGGATACACGATGGGTATACGACAACGTGTGATTCGCCCCTCTAGTTTGGAAACCGAGTAATGGCAAAGAGTAACAAGCCGACCGGGACCTCCCGGATCAAGTTGATTGTGCTGGACGCCGAAGTCGCCGACGACCAGATCCATACCTTGACCACTGCGCTGACCAACGCCCTGCGCCCTGCCGCGCCGGCACCGGCCCTGCGGCGGCTTCCGCTCACTCCTCCCCAGTTGAACGGCAACAGCGGCGAGCCCGAGCAGGAGGAGATGGACTTCGAGGAGGCTGAAGCCGAAGAGGTAGAGGCGCCGCGGAAGCCCCGCGCCTCCTCACCGCGCAAAGCTCCCAAGGCCCCGGATGTGGTAGATATCGAGATGAATGCTCCCGTGTCCTTCGCGGACTTCGCCAAGGGCAAGGACGACGGCAGCCAGCACAAGAAGTTCTTGATTGCGGCCGCGTGGCTTCACGAGCATCGGAACACCCCGATCGTGACCGATGGCCATATCTACACGTGCTTTCGGTCGATTGGTTGGTCTACCGCGATCAATGACTTCAGCCAGCCCTTGCGCGAGTTGAAGGGCCGCAAGTTCTTCACCACGCCGGAACGCGGCAAGTACGAGATCAACCATATCGGCTTGGACTACGTGAAGAAGCTGGGTGGCAATGCAGCTGACTGATCTGGTCAACCAAGTCGTCGGCTTCGACAAGCTGCCGCCCCGGGAAAAAATCAAGCTGATCGGCTGGTACCTGCACACGCACGAGGGGAAGGAGCACTTCAACTCCGACCACGTTCGTGCGTGTTACAGGACCCTCCATCTCGTCACCACCGAGAACATCGGCCAGTCGATGATGAGAATGTCGAGCTACGCCAAGCCGGACCTGCTTCGTGAGAGGCACGGCTTCAAGCTCACGCGCCTGGTCCGCAATGAGCTTGATGCGAAGTATGGTGTTCATCACAGCGCCGTGGCGGTCAGCAAAATCCTTGCCGATCTGCCGGCGAAGGTGCCGGGCGTGGAGGAGCGAGCCTTCCTGCAGGAAGCGCTGAAGTGCTACAAGGTGGAAGCCTACCGCGCCTGCATAGTAATGGTCTGGAATCTCGCTTATGCCCACCTGCTCGACTGGATACTGAATGACCCGCAGCGGCTGGCGGACTTCAACACCACCATCCCGAAGCGTTTCCCGAGCATCAAGAACCTGCAGATCGCCAAGTACGACGATTTCCGGGACGAGCTCAAAGAGCGCCAGGTCATCGAGATCGCCAGCAGTGCCCGCCTCATCAACGACGATCTCTTTAAGACGTTGAAGGCGAAGTTGGACAGGCGCAATACCGCGGCACATCCTTCCAACCACATCATTACCCAGCACCAGGTTGACGACATGGTTTCCGACTTGGTGAACAACGTCATATTGTCGCTCACTTAGGCATCCGATAGCCGCATTCCTCGAAGACGGCGCGGAATTTCTCGCGCCGAGCTTCGATGGCATCATCCTCGACCGTGCGGACCCTCACGAACTCACGCCGGTGCTTCGCCCACCGCTCGAACATCTGGTGGGCGTCCTGTTCGAAGAAGTTCAGGTCTCCGTCCTCCCAGGCCTCAACCAGCACCTCGCCGAACGTCTTCTTGCGGTTGGCCTCGATGCGGGGCTGCAGAACCTCCATCAGCGCCTGCGTGTAGCTGAAGCCGACATAGGGTGCCGGCGGCATCTTGCGAAAAAGCCCCTCGTGGAAAACGACGGCGGGATGCTTTGGTCCGGCCTCACGGGGTACGTAGGCGCCGCTTTCCGCCTTCGCGCCGATCGCCTTGAGCTGCTCCATCATCTCACCTTCGGTCGGCCAGCTGGTGTACTTGGCCTCCCCGAAGTAGATGTTCATCGCGGTGGTGATGTCGGGCAACGCGTAGCGGCCGACAGAGTTGGCCCAGGACTTCTTGACGGTGACGATGTTCTGCCCCTGCTTCATCTGCAGGGCGCCGTAGCGCTCGGTCAGCATGCCGAAGAGGCGCTCAACCTTCTCGATTGGAGAGAGCGGCTTCATAGCGAAATCCTCGTGTCAGTTATCGGTCCATGCTGGGGAGCCGGCGTTCCCGTAATGGAATGCGGCACCTCCTCCCAACGCTTTTGATTTAGGAAGGTGGAGGCATGAGGAACGTACTTCCCACCACACTCCAGCCAGCCGTTTGACACCATCCACAGTTCAAGCCCTGCCATAACCGCCGCATGGTCGGATTTTCTAATTCGCTTCCACGCACTAAGGGCTTTGGCCTTGCCTTCCTTCTTCGGATAGACCTTCCAGAATTCATCGAACCCGCTGGGGACTACAGGGGTAGATGTTAATTGGGTAGTTAAAGATGGATTGTTAGGGTCGTCCTGGGCGACTACGGGTGGTCGCCCTGCGCGACCAGGGTGGTCGTTCTGGACGACTACCCCCGGCATGGTGGGACGGTAGACATTGCTCGCGGCCTCGCCGGCATCATCGAGCCTCCCCTCTACTTCCAGGAAGCCCGCGTCTACGGCCTTCTGCACGTGCTTGATCGCCGTTGCACGGTGAAGGCCCGCTTCATTCGCAATGGTTTGATATGACGGGTAACATCCGGTGCCATCAGCAGCCATGTGCGTGCCGATGGTGTAGCAGACAAGCTTTGTGGTCGGCTCTAAAGCCGAGTCACGAATTGCTTGTTGCCAGGAAAAGAATGCATTCAATGCACCTTCTTTCTGTTGTTGCTCCATGCACCAAGTCGAAAAAAGGAGCGGGCGCTGAGGGTGCATGCTCACCGCCCATAAAGAGTCTCTTATAAACTCTGGTGCCCCGTCAAGCTTCTTTACGATTTTCGTAAATCGGAGCAAGCTCCTCCCACTACCAATCATCTCAACCTTTTCAGCGGAGGCGCCCCATGGCGTTCGACGACGCACGACCGTGCCCATGCGGGTCCGGCCTTACCTCTCACTGGCGCAACGACGCGCGCAGCATTCCGCTCGCAAGGGTTTGCCCGAAGTGCGAGGACGAGAAGCTTTCCAGGTATCGGCCCGAGGTCCTGACGGACTCGAACTACCAGGCCGACGAAGACATCGAGGAGGCGTGAATGGAGCGCATCACCTTCGAGCGCGTGAACCCGCGCGCGACCTACACGCACTTTGTCGAGGAGAATGGCGACATCATCGCCCTCTCCCCGCTTGGTGGCCGAGAAGTCAAAGTCGGCATCGTGTTCGATCAGGAATTCCCGACCGACCAGCAGCGCCAGGCTATGGCGCACCTTGCCAACATGGCCACCGGCTACGACCCCACCGTTGAGCTTGTCTTCAAGGAAGGCACCTCGCCGTTCCCTGGGATGGTGATGAAGAACCACCCCTTGGCTGATTGCTGCACCTGAGCTTGGGGGCCGCCGGAAGCGGTTAGGAGCCGCGAGGCTCCCCCCAACCCATCCTCCCCAACTTGAGCCTTGACGGATTCTCCGTTGAGGCTCATTTTTTTGCCGTGGCGTGACTTGGCTCCGTGCGCGCGAAAACGGATATAGTCATAGCGTAAGGGGCCTTCCGTACACATGAGCACGCCAACCCTGCCAGCAATGGCGGGCTTTTTCGTTCTGCTTCGCGCGTCAATCCAGAACGGCGAAAATCTTCCGCTTTCATTATGCGAACCGCGGGAAGTAGACTCACCCGACCCCGGAGCGCTTCAATGACCGACGTGTTGCCCTTCTCCCTTGCGTTCACGACCAAGCGCAACGCCTTTGCGGATTACGAGGCCACCATCGACGCCAAGGGCAGCCTAAAGGTGGATCCCGAATTTCTGAAGGTGCGCGATATCACGGTCCTCATCAAAACCAGCAGCCCGAGGGGCGCCAATAAAGCCCAGCGCAACACCATGTACCGCGTCATGGTGGCGGCCCTTAAGCAGAACCCCTTCGTGGACATCATCTTCCACGGCGGTTGCTGTTCGCCCTGGAAGAAAGCTGAGCCCATCGACCTTGCAGACAGAAGGAGGCAATGAATGTTCGGAATTCTTGCGAGGCGGTACGTCCGCTATTTGAGCATCCGCTTCCCCAACCTACCGGAGCCGCCGCCCATGTGGGTATTGCACGCCACAGGGGCGGTTATGTTTTTGGCGACGGCTGTAAGCCTGTATCAGGTGTTCACCCGGTAGCGCGGAACGCTTCGAGCGGCTTCCCGCTTTCGGCCATCTCCGCCTTCAGCCAGGTCGGCTCGGCGCCCCTACCCGCCCACGTCTTCGACGGGTCACGCAGGCTGCGAAACTTCACGCTTGCCGGAGGCTTCTTCGCTTCGCCCGGCTTGAACCCGAGCTGCTTTATCTCCGCCTCCAACTCCTGACGCCGCGCCTCTTTCGCGGCGTTGTAGGCGGCGGTGATGAGGGAGAACGCTTCGTGCTGTTCGGTGAGCTTGAGTGCTTTGAAGTCTGTGACCACTTTCATGCCTTCACCTCCTTGAAGGCGACCTTAAACTTGCAGGGTCGCCGTTCAACGAGAGTGAGAGGGCATTACAGGGCAGGTCAGCCAGTGAACTTGGCCACACATCCAGTTGCCAGGAAGACCTGCATGGCAATTTCTTTGTCTTTGCACCAGACGCACTTCCCGACACCATCCCAACCGGTGACCCAGTCGGTCCCAAAATTGGGGACCATCTCCATGGCGTCGGGGATTTGGTCTTGAGGAACGCCAGTCAGCTTACACGGCCACGGCCAGCTCATCGCTTTCCAATCCTGAATGCATCGGCCTTCAGCTTAAACTCTTTCATCTCAGCCTTGAGCCATTTTGGAAGAGAGCCCCTGCCGGTCCAAAGCAGCTTAGGGTTCTTCTTCGAGCGGTGTGTCGGCGTAGGCTTTGCGCGAGACTTCTTGCCCGGCGCTGCAATCTGGTCTTTCACCAGCCGGTCAACCTCCGCACTCAACACCTTCAACTGAGCGACCTTGAAGTCGATGACGATTTGGCCGAGCTGGCGCACCAGCTCATTCTGCTCATCGATGGAAAGGGTTTTGAAAAGCTTGGTGATGGTGGCGGAGGTCTTTTTCATGCTGCACCTTTAAGCAGGCTTTAGGCTTATAGACCTGTTGCCAAAGAGTCTATGGCTGTGAGAGTGTTTGCGCGGGGCGCTTGCGTACTTTCCTTGAACAAGATTTGCGCAGCGCCCCAATTTATTTTCCGATTTTCGTTGCTGTATACGACTTTCCGGCGCACGATTCATGTGTTCAAGGAAAGAAATCGAAATGCAAAACTCAGTTCACCTCGCAGCCGGCTCCATGTGGACGCCGGTAGATAACGAGACCAATCACACCTTCACCGTCACTCGCCGGGACCGTGGCATAACCTACCTCGCCCGCGCCTGCCCGCTCACCATCACCAGCTTTGACGACCTCGAAGAAGCCGTTGCCTTTGTGGGCAACCTTGAAGACTTCCGCGGTGACGAGCTTTCCATCCGTGATGAGAATGATGAATGCCACTTCGCCGCCGAATGGGACGAAGACCTTGGCCGGTATTTGAATTAAGAGAAAGCGAGGACATGGCCACAAAACATCAGCTTCTTGCCTTGCTTAAGGATGCTTTCGACAGTCTCGAAAGTATCTCTGACATCACCCACTTCGAGGACGGAGAATGCGTGACGCACTTGGATGCTCGTGAGATTGAGCTTATCCACGGTGACGCGACCCAGCACCTTGTCAAGATTCATACCGCACTGACTGAGTCTGGTATGATAAGGGGCGCCGCTCCCGCCCTCGCCAAAGTGGAGGGCCGGTAGCATGACCCTCTTCGGAATTATTTGGAAAGCAATGCAGGAGACCGGTGAGGCTCCGCGCGAAAGCTACTTCGCCGAAACTCACTCACCAGCTTGGTACTCTGCTCGGGAGCTTTGCCGCCAGCGCGTTGCCCTCGCTAAAGCGGAGGGTCGATAGCATGCAGACCTTCCGTGTCCACCTGAATAGCTGGGACAGCTATAGCCTCACCATCACCGCGCTGACTAAAGAAGCCGCCGAGGCCGAGGCGCAGAAGCTTTGGGATGATGTAGGACCAGAGGCTTTCAGCCATCGAGACTGCGGCGTTGATTACCTCGATGCCGAGCTTTGCCCGCGCCAGTGGGGAGAACAGCCAACCAATGAGAAGACCGATGTATGACGACCAACCCCACCCAGCCTGGAACGCCGCTGCCAAACTCTTTGATTGGCATTTTACGCGAGGCTGCCGGACACCTTCAGAGTGCAAGGCATGACTCGATTGCCGCACAGTGCCTCACAACGGCAACTCAACTTGAGAAGGATGCCCGCGGCGAAGCCACGCCCCCATCCCCTGCGCCGCTTCGGGAGTCTTTGATAAAGGTTCAGCGGTTGGCAGCGATTGACCGCAGTTGCCCCCGCTTTGAACACATCCTTGGCGAGGACGCGCAGCAAATCCGCAAGATTGTGCATGAGGCCCTTTCCGCCCCGGTGCCAGCAGGGAAGGTGGAGCGCAGTGAAATTGACGAAGTGTTTGAGGGTATGCGTAAGGCAACCCAACAGCATGAAATTCAGATGGCGGTTGATGCTTTAGAGACCGCAGCGGAACGCTTCACCAACCCCAAGTGGAATTGCGTGTGGCTGGACGCAGCGGAAGACTGCCAGAAACGGGCTGACAGCCTCAAGCAACTCCTCGAATCCTCAGCCACCACACTCGCGCCGGGTGCCGAGGGGGGTATGTAAGATGGGAGACATGGGCGAACTCTTCCGCGACTACCGCCAGCATGTGAAGGCGAAGCGCGAGCGCAACCTTGAACGGGCAAACCCTCAAGGTTGGACGCAACACACCGACCATCATTGGAGCCGCACCTTAAACGGCAAGCGGTTGGATTACTGGCCGAGCCGCAACAAATTCCAATACGCTGGCCGCGTTATGTGCGGCGACGTTGAAGGGTTCATACGGAAGCGCTCCAAGGATAGCGCCGCAGCCTAA